CCCAAGAACTTTCCTGCCCCCTTAAATAGTAGGCCGCCCATAAGGACCTGGCCACGTATCTTGCCCGCCCCTCCGGGTCCACCCTCTCCTCCAAACACTCCAGCAAGGCTCTTGAGTCCACCCACGAGGGCCTCCACTAAGCTCACTAAGGGCTTTATGACAACCATTATCCCCTCAAATACTCCCTTTAGGAACTCAAAGCTAGAGGACAAAGTCTTAACTACTCTGTTGGCATTGTTAAACCTGTCAGAGGTCTTGTCCCCCAAGAAGGCGTCATCCCCGCTAATGAGTACTCTAGCGGCGTCTGCTATTGCGACTGTCAGCTTCTTAAATCCACCGAAAGACTCCGCCAAATTATTTACTATTACAGAGACAGCAGCTCCCATAGCCACCATAATTGGAATCATTGGAGCTATGATAGGACCTACCAAGAGGACGGCACCTGTTACTAAAGCAGTAATACCTGTAACAGCAGAAATAAAGGCTCCTTTAAGAAAGGACTCCGCTGCATCCACTAGCTGTTTTTTCTTAGAAGGATTTGTGAGAAATGCGTTTATGGTGTCAAAGAGGCCGCCCTTACCGCCTAGTACTCTGGCAATAGACTCAAGAGCAGGAGCAAAAGTTGTTCCTAAGTTAATCTGAAAGTTCTCAAACTTTCCTTCTAGTAGCTTTAGCTGCCCGCCTAGCGTGTCATAGTATTTACGCTCAACTATCTGCTCAAGAAAGGCTAGGCCCTTGTCCCCTGCTTCCGCAGCATTACGAACGAAAGACCCGAAAGACTCCCCTGACATTTGAGCAGCCTTAGCCGCTCCCGTTAGAATCTGTACATTTTTAGCCCCTATCTTCAGGTTAGCCGCAATCTTAACGGCCATGTCGTCGGCGGAGGTGCCCGTGGCGTCCATCTTGTCCCGCAGAGCGTCAATGACCTTTACAAAACCTACGTCTTTCACGCGAGCACCTTCAAGGCCAAGCATTTTCAGTAGCTTTTTTTCTTTACCCTCTTTAGCTAGCTGCTCAAACAGAACGGCGACAGAGGTACCAGCAATACGGTAACTGCCCATCGTGTCCGTGGCCCTACCTACGGCCACGGAAAGCTCTTCTAAAGAAAGCCCACTAATAGAACCAGCACGGGCAATCCTACCCATTGTTAGAGGTAGCTTGTCAAATGTGAGAGAGGTGGTGTTGGCTACATTGGCCATTACACCGAGTGTCCTGTTCATCGCCTCCATATCCGACTCACCAGACTTACGGAAAGCTTTTATGCCCTGAGCGGCAATCTCTGAGGACTTTACTATGTCAATCTGCCCAAGGCTGATCTCGCTAAATACGGCAGCCCCTTTTAGCCCTTTGCCACTTAAACCTACGTCAGTTAGGCCCCGCTGTAGGAATGTCTTAGAAGCTTTTGTTATGTCAGTAACGCTGAACGTAGTGGCGGACGCTACCTGTTGTACAGTAGCACGTAGACCTGACAACTTATTCTCCGCTAGCCCAGACTGAGCAGCAACTACCTTTAGCTGGTCAATCTGCAACTGAAAATCTGCGGACTTTTGGGCCAGCTTTAGGGCACCGCCCATAGCTGCTATGCCAGAAGCGGCGGCAATGTATCCCCCAGCCAGCAGCTTGAAGCCCGCCATCATGCGCTTCTCGTACTTCTGTGTTTCTAGGTTCAGTGTGCGATAGGACGAACGAATACGATTGAGAGGACCAGACGCCCTATCAAACACACTGATTGCAAACCCTACATCAAAAGCATTAAGTGCCATTTACTTTGTCCCGAATATCGCTCGTCGTTCCCTATCTACTTCTTCAACTAGTTTTTCTAAAAGGTCTGTTACTTCGCCTAAGTTTAGGTCTTCTACATCTCCGGGCCTCCATCCGAAGCCGCCTCCCAGGACGGGTATGTAGTAAAACCTAAAACATATATCTCTCCAAGTATCCTCTTCTATAACCGGAAATATTACTCTGTTAGTTAGCCCCTGCGCCGCTTCTTCGACTTCTTCCGTCGTGGCGTCCACATGTCGGGGCCAACTAAAGGGACGGAAACAGCCTGCCTTGCTGCACAGTACTCACATGTGTTAGGGAAGTTTCCTTCAACGCCGCAGTCGTACTCTTCCATGGAATCCAAAAGGTCCATCTGGTCTTCCATGTGCATGTCGTCAATGAACTTGACTAAGTCATTGTTATGCACTCCCTCAATAGAGTCAATCCGTCCTCTAATAGAGATAGTGACTAGGCGCCCGTCCTCTTGTGCTCTCTCAAGATTCTTTGTCTGCCAGTGCTCGTCGCGTCCTGTTTGGAGGTGCCAGTACACCTTGGTGTCCCCGTGGGTTAGCTCTGTGCAGAAGCGCTCCCCGGAAGCTAGTTTGTCCCGAGCCTCCTCCACAAGGTCAGTTACCTCTAAGTCTTCCCTGAGGTCTACACTGACTGCCATGGGCTTAGAGCAGCTTTCACACCTATTCTGGAATTCCATCTTTGGTCCATACGTGGCAATTCTAGACTGAAGCGCGAGAAAGTAACGGTCTCCCGTTAGTACGTCTGCCCAGTTTAGCTTGCCATCTTCTTTTGTAGTGTAGGGACCAGCATCTACCACTTCTGTGACAACGCTTGATAGGATCTCGTCAATTAGACGACCCCCCGCGTTAAGTTTTGTGTCTGTAAAGAGATTAGCCTCTTTACCTTTTAGGTTTCGGACCTTTACTACTAGTCCGGATGGTGCTGTTACAAGATTCTCTGCCATGATTGTTCCTTGTTTTTTGTGTTTAAAAGAAGCCAGGGCACAAGAGGACTATTAACCCTCTTGTGCCCTAACAATATTATAGTGCTATTAGCTTAAAGTAATCGTAAGTTAAGGTTAGGCTCTCGATCACGTTCTCGGAAGCCTCGTTGTCCCAGCCATCGGCCGCGACAAACTTCTGCGCCCAGCAGTTGAAAACGCGCCAGCGACGTAGCGGGTTGTTCTCTCTGTCAAGCTGCACGATGTCAAGGGTGCGCCGGATGATGCTCTCTTGCTGCCCGGTATTAGTCTCAGCGTTCGCTACCTGGATAAACCAGTCATAAAGCTCTGCTGTGACTACGATACCACGCTCAAGGGTAATGTCGGTGAAGGTGAGAAGACCGGGGGACTTGTCTGGAATAAGGCATCCGCCTTCCCGGTATTCGACCTTCTCGACCTCAACGCTAAGCTCTGAGCATTTATTGAAGGCCGCAACAGTAAGCCCGCCTTCTTCTACTCGGAACTTAAACTTCTTATGAAATCCTGTTCTTGCTGTCATTTTTTACCTCTTAGTTATTATAGACCTGCATTTGCGAGTTCATCCTCAAGTGCTCTAGTATCCTGAGAGAACTTAAGAATAATGAAGTCAGCGGGTTTGTTGGTTGCGAGACCGATACGGCCAACAAGCTTACCTGCAAACTGTACCGACTCAGGGTTAAGACCGTCTCCGAAGTCAACGAAGAAAGCTTGGTCTGGAATGTTGGACCGGAATGCCCCCTTACCAAGCTCTCCTAAAAGGAAAGCCTCAGTTGTACGGGTAACGGCTGCACGCAGGGCGGGGTTATTATTGCTGTGGCGGGCAAACTGAATGCGGTTCTTAACCTGCCCCTCAATGTAGGAAACGCCACGGCGCTCTGCCACTGATGGAAAGTTTCCGTCCGCTTTTAGTGTTCTTGTTCCATCCACAAAGGGACGTTGCCCATTGTATGAGGTGATTGGGTTGATCCGCTTAGGATAAACAAGATCTCTTTTTGTCTCGTCCTTAACCTCTTCCGTACCAAAGCCTCGGACTCCGAAGAGAACTCCTCGCTCAATGCCAGCCGGAGGTTGGTAGATCCCACCGTCGCTGGCGGAGTCAGTCCGTGCAATCATGCCACAGATATGCCCAGAAGGAGGGATTGTTACAGTAGCGTCACTTCCGTAAAGATCCTTGTAGTCGTTCTGAACCTTAATCTCCGGCCAGTAGATGGCCCCAAACTCGGACGAGTTTAGAAGTGTGGCCGTAGTCTCTACGTACTCGATTATCTCAGTGGCACTCTTATTTTCTGGGGGGTCAAGGACACAGAACATAGAGCCCTGGCGGGTTGTCTCAGCATACTGGAGGAGGGCCTGCTGCACCGTTGCGGTGGGGCGGTCAGGCGCAGCAAGGAGAGTAATCCCCTCAATGGTGTCAAGCTCCGTGAGAGCGTCAACGTACTCCGCGTCCCCTGGGTTGGGGTTGACCCCACCTGAAAGTGTAGCGGCGGCAACATTAGCCGGTCGGTTGTCTGGAGGTGTGAGGGGTGCGGCTGCGTCAGTGGCTGAGATGTATAAGGAACCGTTAGCCGTGTCATTTACTACAGTCTCAATGTAGTTATCGCTGCTGGGGTACATGTTCAAGTTAGGGAATGTCTCAAGAACAACAGAACCACTTTTAACAAATAAGTTAAAGGAGTCTGTATCCCCTGAAGTTGCGTCCGCAATCTCAACAGTTAGTGAGTTAGCATATGTTCCGCTAGTTTTACCTGCAAGGTTTACGGTGGTTACTGGGGCTCCAGTTCCGCCCGCGTGAAGAACATTATCAAATCCAATCTTAGTGTCGGCGGTTGAGGCGCTGAGTACCTGAACGGAAGAAGACGCTCCAGTGGTGCTTGAAGTGATCCGAGGAGCACCTCCCTCAATGGTGACGTCACACCCCGCAACAGCGGCCTCTACAACGGTTTCAATCTCACTGGCAGTTACCATTGAGATATCCGCTACATTACCTGTACCAGCCGTAGGGGTAAACGCGCCAGTTAGAGCGATTAGAGTACCACCAGTGACGGCGACGCTAGAGGACGTGCCCTTAACATCACTTGTGATTAGCACCTCGCCTCCAGACTCCTGAACGGAACATCCGGTAAGCTTTACGTTTAGGGATGCTGCAATCTCGGTTGCCGTTGCTGCTCCGCTTGTGACCTCTGTCACAAGGACAGTGACTGACTGGGTTGGGCCGCCGTCGATAGAGACTTCTAGAGTCTCATCCATTACCATAGCAATAGGAAATGCCCCGCCTGTTGTGACGGCACTTCCTGCTGTAGCGTTAAAGGTAGCAGTTGCAGCGCCTACGGCGTCAATATCTACCTGGAGGTCGTCGCCCGGGTCTAGGCTGTAGGGGCCGGATAAAGAGGCCAGCACGGTACCTGCGGTTGGCCCAGTGTTAGCAGTGAGTAGGGTTCCGGAGGCAGCGGCACTGCCTGTTTTGTCAACGCGCTTTACGTAGAGGAAGTTTCCGCCATTCTCAAAGAAGCCTTCGATTGCTAGAGGGAACTTACTGCCGGAAAAGGCATCACCATATGTATTTGCAAATTCTTCAAAAGAGGTTACGAGAGTTGGCTCGAATGGTCCGCGCTCTGTCTGGCCGAGAGCGGCTAGGACAGCGGTAGGGCCGGAAACGCCAGTGCGGATCCGTGGAGCCTCTTCAGTGACTACTACTTTTGAAGCAAGAAGTTGGTTAGACATTTTTTATATTCTCCTTACTTGGAAGATCGTTTTCTTCTTCTAGTTTCTTTTTTAACTTGTTTTTTAGGTTCGGGTTTAGGGTCTTTTATTGGCTGTGCAGTAGTCTGTTGACTAGGCACAGTAATGTATTCTACACTTAGTTTTTTCTCCGCTACCAGCTTTTTAACTGTGGGGTCTTTAAGTACGTGTTGCTCAAGTGGTGCAGTTTTTTCTTTCGGGCCTAAGTCAAGTACTGGTCCATTCCGGACAATTACTTGCTTAACTACTTGAGAGCCGTCTTTACTAGAGGTAAGTCTGTTTACCTTTTTTTGCACGCCCTTAAATCCTTTACAGCTCGCGGCCCACCCAAGCTGCGCGAGAATATTAAATTTTGTATTGTTTATAAGTACTACGTTCATGTTGTTGGGTCTCCTGGATTAGCTCCGATAATGTAGTTAGTTCCTATCTGAATAAGGGACTCAAACTCAGGCAGCTCATTGCCTGGCTCACCTGGAATTTGAGAGTCTCCCAGCTCAACAGTATAACCCACAGTAACTCCATCAAAGTCAAATCCTCTTACTATTATAGTTCCTTTTGCTTGTCTTATGTTAGACGAATTTGGCACCGCTGTCCAGTTAAAGTCTCCGCCATCTGCAAATCCAAATTCTAATTCACAAACAATGTCTGGCCTAGAGGGGTAAGGCTGGAACACGCAAAACTTAGTTTGATGTATAAATTCTGTGAGAACATGTATTAGATTTAGGATTTCATTAGTTGAATTAGATATAACCATTATATCAAAGGTTACATCAACTGTCCTGGGTTCTCTTTTTACAAAGCTGAGTCCGCCCCCTATTGGGTCTAATTTGTCCTCATTAGTGGAATAAAATCTGTTTTCTAGAAGGTCTGGTCCAGATAAAACTATAGCTGGCAAAGATGCCAAATGTGTAATACTTAGCCCGTCGCCGGGAGCTTCGTCATAATCCGTGTTTACCATGTGGACGGTGTTCGGGTGAACGAAGGATCTGAACTTCATTATAAGACCCCTAGTAAGGATATTAAGGGGCTTATTTGTGTAAGAGTTTAGGACAGGATACTTATAGGTAAACCCATCAGGAAGAGTTACTGACTCCCCCGGAATCAGGTCTCCGTTGTCATCTACATTCTCCACCACAACGTCTACAGGAACAATATTACCATTTACAGACTGCTCCTTGCGCGGAGGAGTGAAAGCATACAGCCTATTCTCTGTAATCCATAAAACAGTTTCTGCCTCAACGCCACCAAAGTAAACCTTGACAGGAATAGGAGAGGGAGGAGTTATGTTGGTGATCGGGTCAGGTGGGAGTATTGTAGGAGCACGAAAGTTTTCACCAAGGATCTCTACAGAGGTAAACCCCGTAGTTGGTCCCTCTGTGGGTGTAATACTAAATATGGTTGGAACAGCCACTACTTACCTGACCTTAACAGATTAAAGCTTTTAGCGATAGCTAGTTGCATCCTTCGTTTTGCCTTTTGTCTATTTCCGTACATCTTTTCATGCACAGGCTTCACAAAGGGCCTCTTTGGTATCTTTATCATAATAGTGCCCTTGTTGCCGGGGCTTGAAGTCCCTGTGTAAGACTTTGCTTTACCCGATACCAGTCCAAGAAACCGGAAGAATGCTCTACTAGGATTGCTTATAAAAAACTGGGCTCCGTTCTCGTTCATTGAGGCAACTGCAGAAAGAGGTATTTTATTGCCTTTGCTTCTTGACGTCTTAGCGGCAGGGTTTACCTGAACTTTCCTGCTCCGCTTTCCTGTCCTTTTGACCTCGAACGCTCTGGCCAAGCCCCCCGTGTCATTGAGGGCTGCTCTCTTCATACTGCCCCTGAGCCTTCTCGCTGCCTTAGTAAAGCTGCTAACTGGCCGGAATGGCCTACCTGCGTAGCGACCATTAGTCTTTAGATTCTTTTTTATGCCCTTTACTACCATTTCCGCCTCGTCGTCAAGGGCTTTATCAAGGGCTATCTGGAAAGAGGAGGGGTCTAGCTGCTCCATAGCGGCTGTAAGGGCTCGCCAGTTGCCGACCCTTCTTACCTTTATCTCAGGAGGACGGGGTGGGGGTTGTACTGCCATTGCTACCTCGTAGAAAGCTCCCTGTCCTCGAACCGGACTAGTAGTAGGTTTCTTTTTAGAGAGTTTAGCCCGTAAGAAACGGGAAGAACCTCTACAGCAAACATCCCGGGCTTCATAGGAAACTCTTCCATAAGTGCCTTTGTGCGGTAGTGGTATAAAGCTATAAGACGGTCGTTAATGTGAAGGGTCGTGTCCTTGTTATTAGGGTCTACAAGACCAGCCGCCTCTAAGTCTTTGAAGTGAAAGCAAAGAGTTATGTTCTCCCCCGGAGAGTTTCCTGACTGCATAGGTTGTAGTAGGTCCATGTTCCTCGACTCTACCTGTGCCTTTACCTTTATGGGAGCTTTCTCCTTACGAGCTATCTCTCCACGGGGAGCGCCCGCCGCTGTGCTAGAAGGAGGAACTATGACTGGCTCCATGAAGATGTCATCATAGCCGGAGGTAAATGTATCCGGTGCTGGCCCATCTGGATCCTGGGAAGTAGCCAGGGTGTCCAATCTGCCTATTTCTGCTAAAACAGGCCATATTAGTCTACCCCTACCCATTACGCAGATCCAAGGGCTGGCGGCCTCATATAAGCAGCCAAAATATTGTCAATTAGAGGGTCTCCGGTGAAGTAACCAAAGAAGGCTGTGTTAGCCCGACCTGCAGGTCTCTCGATATACTGAATAAGCTGATCCCTCGTCTTCTCCCTCGTTATCTTAAACCTGTTTTGGAAGTCTTCTCTGGCGTCAAAGTCTAGTAACTCTGGAAGCTCTCTTAGTGCAAGCTTTCTTGCTACAAGCTTTATCTCTTCAGGAGTGCTACCTAAGGTAGAGCCGTCGGGATCTGTGAATCCGAACACTCCAGTCACCTCAATGTTCTGCTGACCTCTAGGAAAGTTTACTACCTGAAATAGATTAATGTCTACAGTACGTCTACCTTCGAGGATTGCTGTAGCCCTTAACTCGATCTTTGGGTTTGATCTGTCGTCGGGGCTGACTAGATTTCTCTCTATATGCCTATTATAGACTTTTAGAGTGTCTGGAGTAATAAGGGTGTCTCCTGAAGTAAAGTAGGGAAGCTCCTCAATTCGCATAGACTCCAGGGCAATTATGGGCTCCATTAGTAGAAGCTTTGGGCCTCCTCTGCCGTCGAACTTTATGGTTTTGTAGGAAGAGCTAAAGCCCCTTCCCGTAATTCTATCAATAAAGTCTGTTGCTAATTTTATGGCCAAGAGCACGCGGTCGTCACTGGCCATGTCTACCGTGACACCCTCCCTACGCATATCAGATATTGTGATGTAGCCTGCGGGTATAACTTCGTCTTCGGGGAGTACTTGAAACTTCTGAGAGTATGTCTGTTCCGTGGCTCCATCCTCAGTGACTACAAACCACTCTATCCTGTGGTCGCCCAAAGCCTGCCCACCTCCTACAGACCACTCAGCGGCGAACCTCCCAAGGCTAAGCCTGTCTCCCCCGTCGGCGCAGTCGTTTAAGTCTACTCCCTGTCTGCCCGCCACTGGAAAAACCTGAACTGGGTTTACTTTTTTATCCGTAGTGGATATATCATAAATTACGTACTCTAAACTAAAGGGATTATAAAGAAATCCATCCTTATAGTTAGCGAACACCAGAACAGGATTTTCACACCCTATTGACTTGTTTCTATTTACGGAAAGGGACATGGGGCACTTACTCTATTATAGATAAAAAAACGCCAAAGGGAAATTACCCAATGGCGTTTTTTGGGTAAATTGTCTAAGTTAATCTGTAAGATTATCTTTTATTTTAGTAAAAAGCTCTCTCTTTGTCGAGGCGTGGCTTACTTTAAGACCTAGGGATTGTGCCAGGTCCATAAGCTCCCTCTTAGAGGAGGCCATGGAGACCCCTAGCTCTTTTTTTGTGGCATCCGTGTCCCCTTCCTCTTCTTGAAAGGCGGGGAGATCAGCCAGCCTAAGGTCATTTCTCTTTGGTGCAGGCTCAAAGTTTTCACTCTCGTCTCCGGCGATCTCAATGATGCGCTCCCTTTCCGCGGCTGCGCGCACCTCCTTCTCTTTGCGAAGCTTTTCTTCTTCTGACATAATCTCAAAAGCTAGAGGAGAGTCTGGATCGTGTGACCTCTGTGTCACTTTCTCTAACCGGTCAGCTAGAGCCCGAGGCACCTGGTACCACCCCTTTTCTACAGAAAACTTTGCCCCAGTGCGAGAGTCTACATAGTTTCTTAGGTAGCACCCTCGTCTTGGGTTATACGGTTTTAGCCTTACGTAATAATTTCTAGAACTTGCCATGATTGTGTATATACTCCTAAAGACGGAAAGCCGCCTAGTTTGTCCCTAACATATATTAGGACAAACTAGACGGCTTACCTTGATTATTTACTTAGCAACAACAACTACGTTAAAAGTTGTAGTGCTTAAGTCGGTGCCGGGGCCAACCTCGGCGTTTGCACCAGCGGTGCCCTCAAAGACCTTTAGGTTTCCGCCCTCATAAGCAGGGATGAAACCCCCACAGTCTCCGGCGAAAACGCCGACGACGGTAAGGCTCTTGGGGGAAACACCGGCAGCCGCGTTTACGAGTGCCTCGAAGCCGGTGGTGCCTCCGGTTGGGTAAGAGTCATCCCCGAGAAAGCTGAGGGGGACAACGTAGACGGGTGACCCTGGTTGCCCGGGTACCTGAGTGTTTGATGCTGTAATAGTTCCTAGTGCCATTTTTTATATCCTTTCTAAATCTATGTTAGCTTACAACAACGCCAGTAGCCTTGACAGTAGCAAGCTCTTCAGCGTACTTCATGTCCATGCGAAGGGTTGCGACAATCTTGATTACGCCCTCAGAAATGTCCTTGTCAGTCTCGACGCGAATGCGGCGGTGGATGCCAACAGTGATGTTCTTGGGGTCCGTGAGGATCATCTCGGTCTCGTTGGCACCGACGCCAAGGGCCTCGGGGAACACGGGAACGGGCATGATGCGGATGCCACTGTACTGAAGGGGTGCTTCCTGCTCAAGAAGGCGGTCACCAAGAAGGGTGCCCCGGTCGGCTACGGCGTCGCGGTAGTCAAGCTCTGAGTCGATTGAGGTAAGGAAGGTCATTCGGTTTTTGAGGCGAAGCCACTCACTGGGCATAGCCTTGAGCATGTCCCGGTAGATGGTCTTGTTGGTGACCTGTCCACCAGCAGCAACTACGTTTGAGGTGCTCTGGGCTCGGATGCCGTCAAGGGTAGCGAGGAATGGGTCTGCACTTGCAGTATCCCCGTTTGCGAGAAGCTCGTCGTTGTCAAGAGCGATGCGCTCTGCCATTAGCTGCATGACAGTCTGGCGCATCTCACCCCGCTCGATGTTGTCCTCAAGGACTTCGTCGGGGATATGCACCTCAGCCTTGTAAAGCTTGGCGTCAAGCTCTACCTTGCTAAGGTCTGGCTTGCTCCGGTCAGCGCTAGGAAGGGCCACAGCGCTCTCCCCGGCGCGAAGAACGCGGGAAGCGAAGCGAATCTTCTCAATAAGCTGCTTGGGGCTGCTCATTGGGACGACAGTAGCCATGTCCATTAGAACAGACTGGTCGATGAGGAGGCGCATGAAACGTTGTGCCTGCTCAGGTTGAAGAAGACCACCACCAGTGGTGAGGTCAGCTAGGGCGATGTCAGCCTTCCGTAGTAGGTCGCGGCTGTCCGTGATTTTTGTACCGTTACTCATTTTTATGTTACTCCGTTGTAGTTTAGGTTACTTTGAACCGTTCATGTCCATTGGCCAATAGAAATCCTTTTTTCTTTTTTCTTCTTTTTCTATTGTAAGGGACTGGGATGGGGTTACGACAGTTTTTAGATTATTAATCTCTGTGTCTTTATCTTCTAGTTGCTTTTCTAGCGTATTTAGTTTTTCGTGTAGAGACTTATTTAGACTTCCTGTCTCTTTGTCATTTTTAACATCCTTTTCAACAAATAAGTCCTGAACAGGTGGGGAGGCTTGCTCCTTAACTTTTTCAGTCTTCTCTGCAGCGGCATCAACGTTAGCTGAAACCTCTTGCAAGATTTTTAGAAGATCATCTAGAGCTTTTTTAAATCTTTTAACTCTAGCTGCGGACATTTTTTGTCCTCTCTTTTTCAGATCTTCTTGGTCTTTGCTGGATGCTTTTAGCTCTAAGAGTATCTCTCCAAGAGCGTCTCCAACGAGGCTGGTATCTGCTGCCTCTGAAGGATCCACGGAGACTTCGTCTGTCTTTTCGACAGCCTCGTCCTCCTCCTCTACGTCCTTAGCAGGATGTTCAGCGCCGTCAGACTTTTGTGACAAAGCTTGGTAACCAGAACCTACCATAACTTTTACTATGTAGTCTTTTACGGCACTTAGTTTGTCTTCCATGTAAGACTTCACTTCGTCGTCTACACTGGAAGAACTCATGTCATTAAGCTCTTCTGCTACCTGCATAAGAGCTTCAATGGCCTCGGAGATGGCGTCAACCTGATCTCCGTGGTCCATTTCCATTTTTTCTTCAGGGGAATACCCCTTGTCCATGTCATTATGCACGGCCTTTAATGCTTCTACCATAGACTTATGATAATCCATGGTACCGCACTCACCGGCTTTAGCCATCTCCGCGGCGGACATTAAGTGACTAAGGCAAGTCATACAGCACTCTAGCATAGCCTGCTTGTACGTCCGTTCCTCTTCACCCTGATCATCTTTTATAACTGAAGCTTCACCTTCAGAAACTGAGATCTCTACGTCCCCATTCTCCGCGGGCTCCTCCGTACTTCCGTCACGCTTTACAACTAGGAATCTCCACTTATTAGCACCTCTATCTACTAGAGAAACCTCTTTAGTGATAATGTCCCTTAGTCTGTATGCCTTTTCTAGGCTTTGTTCTAAATCTGGCATTTTTTATATTCTCTTACTAATTGTGTCTTTTGTCAATGTTTATTCTGGACTTCTGATGGCAGAGCCCCCAATGGATAAACCGGTAATCTCGCCAGACTTTATTTGAGTCCATAAGGAGTCATCTTTTATACGCAAGCCTAGCAGCCATGTTCCTTTTTTTACAGACTTTTCATTTATTGAAAAGCCTTCTGGGCTCAAAAAGCTTTCTAAAATAGCTACTTTTTTATTTACTATTTTGTCGTGCATGTACCCTATATTTCTGAACTCGTCCATGAACTTGTGGGCTGTCTGTCTTACTTCCTCGGCAGAGTAAATATCTCCTTGGGCGTCCTCTTCCTCGGGCTCAAGGACGACACCTAGAACATACCTTTCCTCCTCCTTTTCAATGTCAGCCGTGCTGCTGTTTTGGAAGATAGGGAGGTCTCTCTTCATTATAGTTCCGAGAAAGGCACTAGCTGTTGTTTGCCTAGGGGCGTCAAGGTCCCAGGTCTGGGGAGGTGGGGTGGGTTCACCCACAGATACCTTTTTGTCTATCCAGTCAACCCGCCAGGGTCTCTTCACCGCGGTAGAAGTTACGACAACGTAGTCGTCATCACCTGTAACTTGAAAGGGTCTTCCAAGCTTATTGAACCTTTTGATAGAGTCTGTGCTAAGGTCATCTACAAGAACAAACTTGTGGCAGACGTCAAGATTATCAATTTCTTTGACGGCCCTGTCCTTCGCGACGGCCTGCCCTCTAAAGTCTATTACCGTGTAGTCATCCTTTTCCTCAGGATTTACAGCTTCCATGATCCTTTCAATTAACTTTTCAGGATCTTGCTTTTCCACGACAGGAGGTTCTGTCTCCTCGCAAGGGTCAAACTCTGCGGGGTCAGTGTTTGCCACATACCACTTAACAGATACTTTTCTAAAGTACTTGTTTACAATCTTTATGGTCTCTGTCCCCAGGGTACCCTCATCGAGTAGGCTGTCGCGTAGCGCCCTTCTCTCGTCGGCCTCCTTAGCCAACCAGTACTTCATGCTTTTGGGAACTTCTACCTCAAGGGAAGAAGGTAAGGCCGACACACCAAAGGGAACAGGAGTTCCTCTCTTTAAAACTTCAGGAGTTAGGTCGTCTATGAGTTCGCACTCCCACCCATCCTTATCTTTTTTGCTTTTTGTAAAAAGCAAACGTCCCGTGAATTCTCCTGCATCCTGCAGAAAGTATTCGTGGATGTGATCCGTCTGAAGGCCGTACTCTACCTTCAAAGACTGAATCTTCACTAGGATCCCTAGTGAATCATTTTTATAGTTAAAGACACCTTTTTGTCCATCGCCCGTAACGAAGCCCTCGCTCTTCAGCCAAGCGGCGTGCTGCGTTTCCTTAGGCGAAGCGGTGACCCGCCTGTCAGCTAGAGGAAGTGCCCAGCGATCCCCGTTTACGGAGTAAGCCTTGGCAACTCCCTTAGCTCTTTCTAGAGTGTTGACTACCTTAGAAAGGCTCTTTTTACGAGCTACGTTTACGGTCCATCCAACTAAGTTTTGATCATCATGCTCAAACCTAAAGTCTAGGGAGTATGAATTCTCGTAAAAGTGGTACTGGGCCACGCCCTCCTTCAGGCCGGCTCCTCCCCTGCCTTTTACTACGGTCGGGTATACCGTAAGGAGGTTCTCACCCTTCCGCACCTTTTGCTTTGTTGGCTTTTTGGATTTTATTGAGTTTAAAAAGTCCTCAGCCTTTACTGTTTTTTTCAATGCTTTCCTCCGAAGGCACTAGAGCAGAGAATGAAAGTTAAAACATTTTGCTCAAGATTAAAGTTTAATTTATTTTAAAATAGGAGCGGGAGGACAATCATGGCAAGGGGTAAACCCCCCGCCCCTATCAAGGTTAGCTAAATTTGTGGATCGGGGCCGAAGTCATTCTCTTCGTCCCACTTCTTAGCGAGGCCAAGTCGGCCTTCCTCAGAGTTTAGGTCTTTGGGCCAGTAGTGTGAAGCAAGGGCTTTTTCTACGTCAGCATCATCCTGGTCGGCTACTTCCGTATCTTCTGTCTCTTCTGTCTCTTCTGAAGATTCTGCCTCTTCTGAAGACTCGTGGTCTTCGCTCTTCTCAAGGTCATCCTCATTGATTATTGGGCTTTCCTCTGCCTTCTCCTCAAGAGTACCTAGGAGTTCGTTGCGGTCTTCTCCGCTCTCAATCCCATTAGTAGCTTCAGCACTGTGTGGAATAAAAGCGTCTGTCTCAGCGTCTTCTGCCTCGACAACCTCAGCGGTGAGCTTCGCAAGCTTCTCCTCAATCTCAAGGATCTTCTCGGCTACAAGCCGCTCTTCAGAAATGACTTCTTCTGCAGCGTTCTCGTCAAAAATCTCAACGGTAACAGTGCTGTCCTCTTCTTCGAGGGTTTCAATAGCCTTGGAGATTAGGTTGCTTAGGTGGTCAAGGCGAGCTACTCTGTTCTCCTCTGCTTCGCCTGCAGCCTTTTCAATTTGACCTTGTGCGTAGTCGAAGAGTTCTGTAGCGTCCATGACGCGCGTGTTATCTGCGCCCTTTGATACCTTCTTAAGGGCGTTGCTTAGTTTTTCTAGTGTATCTTTGATATTCATTTTAGGGCCACCTTTTGAATTCTTGTGGTTTTCTTTACTATCTGATTGTAGGTTAATGTTGTTTGAATGTAAATACTTTTGCATTCTTTTTAAGTAAGAGTCTATTGCTGCTCTAGCAGATCTCTTTACTGGGTCTGGGATATCCGTGCTGGGTAGTCTTGACGCGGCCGCTCTAAGGCCGGCAGTGCTTGCAGTAAGTCTACCATTTATTATATCAGCAAATGGTAACTTATAACTACCTTTAAGAGAAGGTTTGTCACTATCGTACGCTAAAAAAGCTCTTTTGGCTTTGTCTGGGTCAGGATTGTCCGTGTTGAACCCTGCCCATTCAAAAATCCTAGCTTTAGCAGCATCTCCGTCCCAACTGGACTGGCGGCCTATTGGAAGACTCCTGTCGGCCGCGTTTGCCCATTTTTGCTTCTCTATTGTTTGCATACTAAACCTTTATTACATACTTGTCGTCAGGATCTTCTGGCAGGTCTAGGCCCATCTCCGCATTATCGGGATTCCACCTTCTACCCACCTCCTCTGGTTTGTATGGCACACCGTCTAGCTCACACTTAAGGTATGCTGGAATGTAATCTACACATTTAGAAATAGTCCACCGTAGGTCTCCCCGTAGGTTTTCAAATACCTTACAGCAGATGTTAAATCTTCTCTTTACCTCATCTTGTGTAATGTGTCTTACAGGATTAGTTCTAAAAGAGATCATTATAGCCTCTTCAAAGCCTTTGACTACAGCTCCAACCTCTTCCTGTGTTTTGTCTGCCTCTAGCAAAAGTGATTTCCATACTCCCATTTACTTTTTACTCTTTCTCGGGTGACCTGAAGGAAGGAGGTCATTATCCGTTACGTACTTAGAGTTTTTAGGAGAACCAGTACTAACTAGATGAAGAAAAGCATTTACCCTAGCCATGGCCCAAGACTGCCTGTTTTGGGATGGGCGATGCGAGGTTGAGAAGGCCCCTGCTCCTCTCCTCCATACAGACTTTAGCATTCCTAGAGTAACTTTCTTGCCAGAGGTACTCCCATGCTCTTCGTTGTGCTCTTTAGTCTTATTCTTTAGGCTTGTCTCGACGGCTGCTGTTATCTTGATAGAAGAGCCACTTGAGGCACTTGCCGCTGAACCACTTGGATTAACACTAGACCCCCGTCTTCTCTCGTCAGGCTCCGCTGGGGTCTTGGCGCTTTCGTTGGCTTTTCTGGTCTTCCGTGGGTCGTAGGCCCAGTTTAGAAGTGAAATATCTCTCTTACTTGGGCAACCTCTTGGGTACTCCTCACTTGGCACGCGCACTGGCTTGCCCATAGGCATACCTCTCATCCTAGAGACAAAGGATATAGTTCTATTAGCGTCCCTAACGTCCGCGGCGGTCCACTGATCCTTGTTCTTACGTAGAAGCCTTAGGTTTCTAGTGATTGGAGATCTGTCTAGTGACGCTAGTTTTGCACAAGGGTTATCAGCCCACCTCTCTAGCTCGGAGGCGGACATGTTTACAGTAGCTTTATACTTAGAGAATACTTCGTCTCTCTTTTCTTCAAAGCTTTTCTTTGTAAGATTGTCTAGCCTCTCAATCCTTTCAAAAATATGATGGAGAGAGTTATAACTTTTATTTGAAGTTATCTTAGGCAGAAGTCTCTGAAACTCGTTCATGTTACGAGGGACTAGCTTGCCGGAAGTGAGGTAATCTTTGTCAGTTTGCTCTGGTGTAGGGGCTTCGCTCTCTTCGGGCTCGACCTCGCCGCTGCCATCCGTATCTAGCTCCTCAACAAACTCAGATCCGATGTCCTCTAGCTCGTCTGTCTCGTCAGAGGTGAGGACTCCGTCAGCCATCATTGTCTCAAGGCGATCTAGAACGGAACCTAGGAGAAGCATCTCGTCCACGCGACCGGAAACAGAGAGCGGGAACGGAACCTTTACCCAGGGCTGTTTAATCTTTCTCAGAGGCTTGTTAAGGATCTCTGATGCTAGCTCTCTAGCTTCCTCAGGAATGATACCACCAGACCTAGTAAGAACCTCCATAACCTTGGCTTGGTCTTCTGGGTTGGTCGCCTTGGGCGAGTTTGAGATAAACTTGTAGTAACATATCTCAAAAGAGGGTAAAAGAGTTCTATTTATGATGTCATCGAACTCTTGCCTCTCTGGATAGAATACTTGGTTCTCCGTAAACTTAAGAACTGCCTGAGCCGTGGCCCTGTTAAAGTCACGGCTGTCACCCCTAAGTAGAGGAGGTATACGGAAAGCCATGCCCACTTTTTGCATGTTTCTCTCATCGTACTTTTGGAAGAGAGCATCCTTGTGCATGGAGTCCGTTAGGGGACGAATGTCAATCTTCATACGTCCGGTGTGCTCAGTGCCACCTTGTGTAAGAGGCCCCTCGGCCTCTAGAAGAAGAACGTTATGGAAGTTATCTGACCCCTTGATGTCATTCTCCATGAAGTCTTCAATCCTAGAGATAGTCTCCTCGGATACTCTACCCCCTGAAACCATGATTGCTAGAGGGGGGACAGACTTATTCTCAAAGTAAATAAGATTTACTTTTTCTGCTTGATTTGACCCAAGCACGGATTGCATAACCCCCGCCCATCTCGGAATGCCGTAGGGGCCAGTTGGAGAGTGAACTTTGAAGTGTATTGCTTCGTTAGCAGGCCGCACCGTAATGCCTTCTTCGCGGGCAAGCTCCTCCCTGGTGTCGTAGTATTTCCCCGTCTTACTAGAGAGTACTCTGTTGTCCCCGAAGTCCTTGAAGTAGGTATAGTCCGCGGTATTAGTAGCGTAGTAGTCCCTACTTGAAGTAAAGTCTGTTGCCTGTACGTACCTTCTATGTCTCCTAAAGTATTGTCTCTTCTTTTTTGTAATTGGAGTAGGCTGGATAGTCTGCTCGGCTAAGCAAAGGCATTTATCTGCAGGCATTAGCCTAACAGTCTGAGCAGGAAGGTAGGAAAGCTGAGCTACTTCTCCGTTTGCATCACGTATAACTTCCCAGAAGGCATTACCCATAATTTCTAGGTCTTGTCTTGTTATCTTACGTAAACGAGTAAAGCTCATCTCAGGGCAACAGTACTCGAAGAAGAAGTCTAGGCGCATCCTCTCTGTCCTCATCTGAGTCTCAAGAAGCTGTATTCTTATGGTGACATCCTCATCTGAAGGTCTTTCAGGAAGAGACTTTCCTGATAGTCTTTGGTCTTCTACAACAGAGGTCTCAATGACCTCTCTTATGTCGTCTGACGCAATGTTTACTGTTGGCTCAAATCTATAACCAAAGGACTCTATGTTAGTTATGTAGGCATCAATGTTTTGACGCAAAGCATTTGAAGACTCGTAGAGTCTAATTAGAGTATTTGGGTCATAGGGTGGAACAAGAGCGCCAGGACCAGTGTAAAGACCCTCACCATCCCCTGGGTCTTCTGCCAAGGGAGGCTTTGTCCTTGCACCAGTACCTAGCCTAGAAGCCTTTAGGACAGAAGAAGTTCCTCTGTCAAGGCTAGTTATTTGGCCCTCTTGCTCTTTTTTTCCCATTATGGAGTATAAGTTAGGACTAGTACTTGAGGTGTACCGCTTGTGTAAGCAGCAACATTAGCCCGTAGATACCTTACTTTTTCCGGTATCTGAACTATTGAACCAGGTGCTACAGCGGCGACAAGCTGAACCCAGTCCGCTCCGTTTAGTGAGCCATCAATATTTACAGTTGCCGTAAACGTGCCAACCGCTTGATACCACATATCCTGTGCGCCCTCAACATTAAGGGAAACTCCTGTAGAAATAGATTGTGGTACATCTAAATAGTTAACGTTAGTGTCTGACATAACAGCCTCCTTTTTAACTAAGACGCCTAGTATATCCTAGACGTCTTAGTGTGATGAACTAGTCACCTAGTAGGAGGGTTAGCCAAACGCCAGTGGATGTCTTACGAAACTCAATTAGGTTTTGCTTCGTCCCGTCATAGAGAGCGGTCTGTGTTGCGTCATTGAGAGCACCAGAAGCGGTTGAGACAGTTAGAGCAAAAACGCCCGTTGCCTGAAGAAACCACACGTCTCCATCCTGCATTGCAGAAACGTCAACCTCGGTTGCCTCGGTAAGGGTTGTTGTGTACTGGTTAGAAAGAGTTTCTGCTGACCCACGAGCGTCAAGAACAAGAGCGCCGCCAGAGGAAGCCACGGCTTGTGACGCGCCTGCGCCAAGAGCGTAGTTTAGGATCTGAGCTAAACCGTCAGGGGTTGCCTTGTCAAGATGAGCTTGACCAGTGAAGTAGTTATTTGGTAGTGGAAAGTCTGGAATAAGTGCCATTTTTATCTCCTGTAAAGATA